ATGAAGCCGCTCAACTGGTTGGTCCCGGTGCTGATCCCGCCGATGGTGAGACGGGTCAGAGAGGACGGAACCGCGCCAGAGGAATCCAGCGTCGAAAGCGTCCCGCCGCGCGCCATGCGGAAGTCATTGACCTTGGAGCGATAGGCCAGCTTGACCGTCGCATCGACGGCAGCCGTGCCCGCGACCTCAACGGAAGCGGTTGAGGCAGAGCTGACGACCGTGGCAAAGCCAAGCGCGCCGCTGACGTTGTTGGCGTAGATACGATCCGCCGTGGTCCCACCGTCGAGGTCGAAGATGAACCGGCCTGCGGAAAGCACGGTCGAGTCGCCGCCGGTCAGGGCAATGTCCGCCGCGACCGTGACTTCCTGCCCGATGGCAAGGTCGGTGATCTGGATAACGTCCGCTGCACGGGTGGCGCTGGCTCCCGTCGTGATAATCGGCGACGTGACCCGGCTTCCGGTCTCAATCTGCCAACCGGCGAACTTGAGGATGCGGGTGTTCTGCGTGGCCTGACGGATCACGCCATTGTTTGTGCTGGAGATCGACCCTGCCGTGGTGAAGGTGTGCCAGACGAGCCACGTATTCCCGGACAGGCGAAGGTAGTTATAGGTGCCAGTCGTGAGAGATACGCCCGCTCCGATGAAGCTGAAATCGGTGCTGGCGTTGTTCGGCCCACCCACGGGTGACGACCCGTCCGGGGTCTCGACAAGACCGGAAATGGTGTATGTTGTGGAAGCCGTCAGGGTGGCGGACTGATAGGCGAAGGCCGATCCCCCCGCGCCGATCTGCAACCATTGCAGGCCAGAGATCGGGGGGCTGGCAGGCTCGGTCGTATTGGAGGTGCCTGCGTTCGCCCCAAGCTGCGCCTGCGTCGGCGCATACCGGGGAAACAGATTGGTCGCCGCCGGTTCCGCCAGCAGGCCACGATCCGTGATCCGCGCCGCGCCAGAGGCGAACGACGTAAAGGTGCCCGCCAGCGTCCGCGCATAGCCGGTGCTGGCCCGCGTGATCGTGATCCCCGGCATATCGGCGAGGGCCGTGTCCTCCGTCCCCCCAATCCGGTAATAGGCCGGAGAGGCCAGCGGCAGAACCTCCACGCCACCCGTCAGGAAGGCCGACGCGTTTGACAGCAGGACGATGCCATACAGGTCCGACCGGCCCATGATGCGGAGGATTTCAGCGGTGCGGTCGGCGGCTTCATCGCGGGCCAGTTCGGCAGCGGCTTGGGCGGTTTCGGCATTGGTCTCTGCGGTCTCGGCGGCGGCTTTCGCAGCGGTCGCAGCCGTGACCAGGGGCGTCAGCAGTTCGGAGCCAGTGATCGTGACCGCGACGGTCTGGTCAGTGACGGTGACAACGGCATCAGACATTTTTCGTCACCCCTTCGGCAATGGTGAAAGTCCCCTCCAGCCAGCGGGCTTTCGTGCCCCCGGACGGGGTGATGAGAAGGTCGTAATAGAGGGCCACGTCAGACCCCGGCGTCCGGTTCGGAGCGCCGCTCGTCACCGTGAAGGGCAGCAGGGCTTCCAGCGTGGCCTCATCAATGCGGATTTCGATGGTCGAGGCCGGGACGCCCGCCGTGGTCACGACGGAAACGCTGATGCCTTGGAGCGGGCTTGCCGTGTTCGCCAGCGCAATGAGGGGTGTGCCGGGCGCGCCCTTGTAGGAGCGCACCTCCATAACGAATACGGCACTGGTCAGGTCATAGGCATCGACCCTGATCTGATACTTGAACGGCACCCAACGCAAAGGGCGCAGGTTCAGGGAACCCGGTGTGATCATTGGATTGTCCGTGGTTGTGGGCCGGAGCCCGCGTTACGAGGTCGGGCGCTGGACCTGCACAAACAGCCGGAAGCCCGCATCCAGCAGAGGGCGAACGCCACTCGTCTGCGCCATTTGCAGGGAATAGGTCCGCGTCGCGTCCGAGGTTAGAATGATCCCGTCGCTTTCCCGGCTCGGCGCACTGGTCGGGTCGCTTGCGCTATCGACCTGAACGGTGGCGATATAGTCATCTGTCCCGCCGCCAGAGCCGACCGGCACCGCCGCCCACGTCCCGCTAGACATGGTGCGAAGCGAAGGCCCGCCACTCTCTATAAGCGCCCACGTTCCAGACGGGTTAGACCCAGCGCCGATGCCCTGCCGGGTGTTCTCCGGGCTGGTCTCTACCTCAAGCATGAACCACGACCGGATCACCGACCCGCGCTTGAGCGTGAGGGCCGTTGATGCGACGGTTGTCAAAGTCGTCGATGAAACGTCCGTCTGGTTGACCACGACCTGCGTGATCCCCGACATATCGACTTCGGTGATAGTCGAAGCGGTCTGCACCTTGAGCGCGCTCGGCGTGAGCGACGTGTCAATGAAAATGTCACCGTCTTGAAGGCCAGCCGTGATCGCGGCGGCGTTCCCGGCATAGGCACCCAGGTATCGGCCCCGGACCTTCGCCTCGGTCAGCGACGATGTGGCCAACGGCCCCGCCCCCGTGACCTTCGCACCGGCCAGATCAACGGACCCGTCAGCCAGTTTTGCCGCCGTGACCGCGCCCGCGTCGATCTGGGCGGCCCCGACCGTGTTAAGCGTGGCCAGTGCCCCCGCGCCAAGGCCGGGCAAAGTCACCTGACCGCCACCGGCACCCGTCAGAGACCCGTCTGCGGCAATGGTGATGGCCGTATTGAGAATGGCCTCGGTGCCCGCCAGACTCGCGATGTTTGCCGGGACGTTCGTGACGTTCGTATCGAAGTCCGCCCCGACCGTGGCCCCCGCCGCGATCCCCGCCAGCTTGGTCGCAGCGGCGTTGTCCACATTGGCCAGCGACTTGCCCGTGACCTTGAGGCCCGCCAGATCGACGGCATTATCGGCCAGCTTGGCACCCGTGACCGCCCCGTCTGCAACCTGCGTCGATCCGACCGTGCCCGGCAGGCTGGAGAGGTTGACCTGAACGCTTGTCCCTGCCCCTGTGAGGACGCCCGACGCGCTCAGGCTAATGTCCGTGTTAAGGATAGGCTCAGTGCCCGTCAGGCTCGCCACATTGGCCGGACGACCCGTCAAGGTCGTGCCCCACGCCGCGCCAAGGGTCGCGTTCAGATCGCCGGTGTAATCCCCCCCGCCCGTGCGACGAAGGATGTTAAGGTCATTCAGATTTGCGGTGTCGATCTCGACCGTGACCACCACGCTCCCCAGCGCAACCGCGTCGGAATAGTCCTCAAACGGCATCGACTTGGTGACGAGCCAGAAATACCAGGTGCCGGGGCCGGGCTTGAGAACCGCCGACTGTGCAGCGCCCGGCTCCCCGCCCTTTGAGGCAACCTGCGTCGCATCGGCAAAGGTCGCGGTCTGGCCCTGAAAGATCAGCGTCCGAAAGAAACGCGCAACGCCATTGGTCCAGTTGATCGTAACCGTGTCGCCGGTGGCCGAAATGGTGGCGAGGGTCGGGGGATCGACGGTGTCGCCGGGATCGGTCGGGCCGGGGGGTTGCCCGGGGACCACGCCGGTTTTCAGGAAAGCCGCCGTGTATTTAGCGTCCGTCTCCGCCACGAAATGCAGCTTCACCACCCCGGTCATGGGGTCGAACTCGCGCTTCGTGCACAGCACCTTCACCCCGGATAGGGCGTAGTGGGCAACCGTGATCGTGAAGCGGTGGCCCGGCTTGATCTGCCGCATATGGGGCTTGCACGGGATCACGCCGCGCGCCGGTTCGCGCAGATTGGCCAGCGTCAGGTAGGTCAGAACCGCAGCCTGATCCTTGTCGGGGACATAGTTGAACCGCAGGCCGGTCAGGCGCTTCTTGCCGCGATCCTCAGTCACCCACGCCGGGTCTGAGACTTCCTCAATCGGGACGACCTCATAGTCATTCGCGGCCGACCAGAACGAGGCGATGGCGCTGTTGCGGCGCTCTTTTCGCTTGACCCCGAGCTGCAACTCGACCGGCCCGGCCATATCGGCCTCGGTGATCGTAACCACGCTCGGGTGAACCGCCGCCCGGCTTACACAGCTAATCTTACCCGCCACCCGGTTCCTGACGCAGCCCGAGGACTGCAACAGCATGTCAAGCACAAGGCTTTCGTCCATGCCGGTGTCGGGATAGGCGCGAACCTTCCAGCCGTTCGCATCGGCGATGTTGGCGCCAGCGATCAGCGCATCGACGTCGATCCCGTCCAGCGAGGAACCGATGCCCGCCACCTGTTTCGACTGGTACGGAATACCGTAGGCTGCGGGTGAGCCGCCGTCGCTGCCATCCCAGCGCCCGATGGCCCAGTTGAGCGCCGCGATGCAGCCTTCCTCAATCCAGACCCAGGTCGAGGGATCATCCAGACGGCAAGCGCCCGATCCGCCCGGCCAGGTGCTATCCAGGCGAGGATCCCAGCCGTAGACGCCATCGAAGACGTGGAGCTGCTTCTCTTCGCCACCCCGGAACTCTGACCCCTTGGAGTTTTCCTGCAGGGTGAGCATGCACACCGCGCGCCCGCTCTGCTTATAGGTCGAGCCCCACTCCGGGATCGTCGCGCTACCGTTCAGGCCAGAGGGTGACGTGAGGGCGTTCTGCGGCTGAGTGCCGACCTTGCGCTGCAGCCACATTTTCCCGGCGTGTGGGCCGGACGTGGCGACGTCGTTGGCCCCGAACGTCGTAACCAAGTCGTTTGATCGATACTGGTTGAAGCCCTTGATGGGGCCAACGGACAGGGTCGAGACCAGTGACGTGTATTGGTTGTCGGGCCCATAGCCGTCCGAGGCGTAGTCCAGTCGACCCGCCGCAGCGACGTTGGCGCCATAGGCCACCGATAGCGGGGCGTCCATGTCCGCGACCCATTCGAGCGGGTTGCTTGAACTCCCCGGGACGTTCGGCAGAAGGCCGCTCAGGAGCGCGCTCGCTGCAACACCAGCCGCAGCCAGGTTCACCGCATTGAACGCCGCCACAGCAAGCGGTCCGGCCGCGACGACAGTGGCCGCTACGGTCGCAGAGGCGGTAGCAATGGCAGAGGCGGCGGCAAGGGCGAACTCCATATCAGAACGTCCTCCAGACCTTGATGTGATCGTGCACGGTGACGCTCTGGGCAACACCGGCGAAGAAGCCGAAGGCCTCACGGTGATTGAGGCAGATGCCTAGCGCTGCGGGGCCGAACAGGCCGTTGTCGGTCGGAATGGCGATGACGAACCCCGGCAGGGCCCGGGCCAGCGGAACAGGCTCAAGCCCCAGATCATCGACCGCCTGAACCAGATCATCGAAGCCGAGCCGCATCATGTGGCGGGCAGCCCCTTCGACCGTCCGGTATTTCAGGCCCTTCAGCTTGGGCGTCCCGATCCCTTGGGCATGCAGGCAATGCGCCGCCAGCTTCACACAGTCCCGATTGGACGCAGGATCGAAGGCCTTGCCGCCGAACCTGGCAATGCAGGAGTCCGCGGCACGGGCCGCACGTTCAACGGGCCTCATCGGATGGCGTTGTTCGGGTTGTCGAGGCGCCAGTAGCGCTTCCGGCGAAGGGTCGTCTTGTTCGAGTAGCCGAGCTCACCCGGGTAGATCGATTGATGGAAGGCATCGGTCGCCCGGCGCTGATCGTCGGCCTCGAGCATCCGCGCTTCTTCGGTGATGGTGTGGATGGCGATGGCGCCAGCAGCGGAGCCGAGTGAGTGATCGTCAACCTCACTGGTCAGCAGAAGGTCCGGCTCTCCAATCAGGAGCCCCGTGGCGAAGTCTACCACCCCCAGATGCTGCGTGATCCGGGAGCCTTGCACAGAATAGGCCGTCATGGCGTCGTGCGCGTCCTGATCGGCAGGCATGACCTCGATCGTGCAGGCGGTTACCTCGTTGTCGATGCCGTCGACGATCTCGTCGGTGCGGTTGATCACCCCGTAGTCGGTCAGCGCCCGATAGAGCTCACCATCCCAGCGGACGAACCCCCCATCGGTCCAGCGGATGGTCGTCTCTTCGTCCAGCTCCCAAGTATAGAGCAGGACCGTCATAGGCGCCTGTGACGCCAGTTCGGCGATCAGGTCGACGTCCATTATTCGACTTCCGTGATGGTGAAGGCGATGTGGCACATCTGGTGTTCATCCGGTGCCCACGACTCCGGATCGACGGTGACGAAACCCTCCATGGAAGGCGCGACCAGTTCCACCAGATCACCGTCAGCATGGGGAACGCGCATCATTGTCCGCAGAGGGATGGTCACGGAGGTATCAGCACCCACGACCACAGCCGATTTGACCCGGTAGCAGTAGCGCCGGCCCTCGGTCGTGATCGTCAGCCATTGGTTCTTGCGGATGAAGCCGTTGGCGATCAGGCCGTCGACGGGCAGGCTCGAGCCCGAAATCCCGGATCCATTGATGAGCCCGTTGCCGATCTTGGACGTGTCGATGTTCGGCTGCAAGATCGGCAGAACGCACGTCTCGGTCTCATCGTCGATGTCGGCCCATTCCTGAGCGTCCTCGTAATACTGAGGGGCAACACGGCACCGGGCGCGATATCGAGCCCCCATGCGGTTCCGGCGTTGGGTCGGCCCACCATACTCAGGGACCAGCTCATTGCGGGCAAAGATCAGCTCCGGCCTGAACTCAATCAGGTCGGTGTCGGGCAGGATGAAGGCCATGACTATCCCTTATTCCCGAGCGTGACGGCTTGTTTCTTGGCCATGTCGGCCGGGACGGCGCGGCGGGAGGCCTGGAACGCCTGACGCGAGCCCTCTGCGACCATCGGTGCAGCTTCCTCTCGGATGTAGGCCCGGAACTTCGTATCATCCGACGTCACGCGCACCTCGATCGAGGCCGCAAGGCGCTGGATGAAGGTGTCTCGCGTGGCCTGATCGCGGCGGACGCTATCCTGTGCCGTCTGGACCGATGACTGAACCGAGGCTTGGGGATCGGCCGCAGCGCCCGGGGCCGAACCGCGACCGCCACCCGAACCCCGGATGCCGAGGCCAGCCAGAAGGGCCAGCATCGCGGCAACGGCGGGGAAGCCAAGGGGGCCAAGGAACTCGAACATGCGAGCCGCCCCGGCTGCGGTCGAGGCAGCGGCCTTGGTCATGGAGTTGGCGACCAGAGAGGCGGTCTCCTGATTGCCCAGCACCATCGACTGAACGGCGGCGGAGAACTGGAACAGGCGATAGCCCATCTCGATTGCATGAAGGGCTTTCCAGCCGTCAGAGCCCTCCTTGAAAAAGCCCTTCGCAGCCGAGGCCATGTCGCCATAGGCGGAGATTTCGGTCTGGGCACGGTCGCGGGCGAAAATCGCCATTTGTTCGCCAGAGACGTTGGCCATCCCGACGCTTTCGACATAGCGGCGCTGGGCCTCGTCGATCTCGGCCATCTTGACCTGCATATCGGCCAGCCCAGACACCAGCCCACCAAGGGCCCGGCCCGGTTCACCGAACGCTTCGGCAAGGCCCCGACCCGCATCCCGGGCGTGGTCTGCGATCTGCCGGAGAAGATCGACCTGATATTCCAGCTCCAGGTTCTGGGCCCGGATCATCTGCCCGGTCTCTTCGCTGAATACGGCGTTGTCGCCAGCCGAGCCGATCAGGCGCTGGGCCGCAGCGGTATTGATGAAGGCGTCGCCGAACCGGCCGCGAAGATCCAGCTCGGTCTCGAGCATGGCGATCTGGCGGGCTCGCTCGACATTGGTGGCACCGATCAGGTCGCGCTCCAGCTCCATGACCCGCAGGTCATCAGAGAGCCGGCGCCCATAGTCCGACGCAGCGGCCTGACGATCCCGCTCTTCGATGGCGAGGTTCATCATCTCCCATGCCATTCCGGCATCGGTGATCGCCTTGGCCAGTTCTGCTGTCGGAGCGGCTTCGGCTGCCATCATGGTCTGACGGCGGCGGCGCTCTACACTGTTCAGCCCGAGTTCCGCGGTCTCGTTTCGCAGGGCCTCGAGATAGCGGGTCGATTCCTCAATGGCGCGTTCGGTCTCGGATTTACCGGAACGGGCATCCGTCTCTGCTGTCGTGATAACGCCCGGCGTGTCGCCCCCCGCACCCTGCGCCGCCCTTCTCCGGGCCGCTGCGTCCGCGTAGGCCCCCATGTAGTTGTCGAGGGCCAGACGGTACGCAGTGTTGGCCGTGTCCAGGGCCGTTTCGGTGTCAGAAAGGTTCATGCCCCGAACCGCTGACCCGCCTTCTCTCTGGAATGGATTGGCCGCGTAGTTCGCCGCGTCGCGTTTTGCGCGCTCATGTTCGAGGTAGGCCTCGTTGGCACCAAGCTCGGCCAGTTTCAGTGTCGTGTACTGTGTCTCTAGGCCGAGCGCGGTCATGGCCTTGGTCAGCTCATAGACCCGGCCCGTTGTCGCACTCAGACCGTCACTTGCGCTGTCGGTCGCGCTCTTCAAGTCTCTCTTCGCGGAGACGAGCTGGCGGGCCTCGTTGCGGAGGGCCATGTATTCCTGACCAGCAACACCTGCCGCATCGATCTCCCTGCGGAGCGATCCGGTAACCTCGTCCGACTGGCCCTTGAGCAGCAGATAGCCGCCCACTACGGCCCCGATAGCCAGGCCCCACGGCCCCAGCATCAACGCCGCCGCCCCGCGCGCGACCGTGGTGAAAACGCTGACCGCTGCCGTAGCAGTTGCAGCGGCGGGGCCAACCAGCGCGACCGACGCCGCATAGGCTCGCACCGTGGCAGAGGCGAGGACAGCCGCCGTGATTTGCGCCGTCATGGCCGTCGTGAGAGCAATAGCCCCGCGCACCGCGACAACGCCCATAGCGGCCCCCAGCAGGCCCATCATCGTGTTCAGGGCCTCGGCATGCGGATAGGTGCCTTGAAGGATGCTATCGACCGTACGGATCGCCGGGGCCAGCATGTTCAGGATGGAGTTTCCTGCCGACAGGGCATTGGCGCCAAGGGTCGAGAAGATGCGCCCGACCTGAAAGGCTGGGCCCGATGCGATCTTGCCGAAAGCCTCGTCCGTGGCACCGGCCTTGACGCCCATCTGTTCCATGATGGCGGTGAAGTCTTGGCCCGCGGTTCCGGCCAGCGCCAGCATCGGCACCAAGGCCTCGACTCCGCCGAACAGCATGCCGAGTTGATCGACGTTGCCGCCGGTGGCTTCGTTGAGGTCAGCGAGGAAGCCCGACAGGCCCTTGGCTTGCAGGGCGGCAGAGTTGAACTCCAGTCCCAGCGCACCGGCCAGCTTGGTCGCTTCGGCACTCGGCCTGGCAACCGCGGCGAGGATGGCCCGGAGACCCGTCACCGCAACCGAGGTCGAGATGCCGCCTTTCGTCAGGGCTGCGGTTGCAGCGGCCAGCTCATCGAAGCTGACACCCACCTGAGCGGCGAGGGGCGATACCTGGCCCAGCGATGAGGACAGTTCCTCAACCGTCGTCTTGCCCGCGCGCATAGCGACGAACATGGCATCGGAGACAGCGGTCGCCCCCTCCACCTTTGGACCATAGGCATTGAGAATCGACGTCAGGCCGTCCGCTGCGATGGCCACAGACGTCACCCCTCCGACCGCCAACTTGTTCGCCGCGGTCAGTTGTTCAGTCGCCGTGGCAGCATCCGAAGCGCCGGCCGAAATGATCTGATAGAGGGCTTGCGTTTGCAGGAGGGGGGTTGAGTTGAACGCACCGGCCTGACGGATCG